CCCACTTACGTTGCTCTCTTGCGAGCCGTTTTCCAATGGCTGCATCCAGTTCTTCCTGACTAAAGGTCTTGGCTGGTTGCTGGTCTTGGTCTACTTCCGGCGTTTGTACTTCAGATACTGGGGCTACCGTAGCTTCCAGTTCCGGCGCGGGCACTTCCGCTTGGCTTACTTCTTCTGACATTTTGTTGTTTCCTAAGAAACCCTGGTGAACGCACCAGTACGATTTAATTCAATTTAACTGTAATAAGATACGTTAATGATGCCTGTTGCAGATTGTTGTATAAAACGTATTTTATTTAAGTCACCATCGTACTGCAAGGGGACGCCTACTGCAAGAGGCATACCAACAGATGCGGTTGGAGCTGTATTATCATCGCGCCAACGGACGGCTGCGCCTTCAGCAACAATTAGCGCAAAAACAGGCTTTGCGTTTAAACCCTCTGGGGTTGTAGTTGGAACAGTCAAACTTTTAGCGCTATCTACAGTAATTTGTTGGTAACCGAAACACGTTGTTACGGCTTTAAGGTTCATGGTCATTTAAAATCTCCTAGGTTGTGTAAAGGATCTAAGTTTAAACCCATTTAGTTCGGCAAAAGTAATGGGAACGATACCAAAATCCCAACCGTCATTATTGCCACCGTCCACATTATTGTTAGTGGTCAATGCGTTCCAAGTAGCTCCGCCTGTAGCGTTAATATCTTGAATGGTCAAATATGAGGCGTTTACTGTTCCTGACGCTTGGCTGAGCGTAGCCTGTGTCCCTGCAAGCGTAGATTGTAAAAACTTTTGGGTTGTACCTGATGTTGCAAATGTTCCAATAGTAAATGTAGCCCCGTCTTTTATTTTAAGCGTCCCTTGGGTCAATGTAACAGCACCAGAGCAAGTTGTATTTTCTGCCACTTGTAGCGTCCCACTCGGGGAATCTATAGTAATAGGTGGTGTAAACGTAGCGGCATTAACATCTAGAATTTGTGTAGTGCCTTGACCAACAAAGCTCCATACGCCTGTGCCTGTCATTGTTACCGCAGAAGATAGCGTCACATTTTTATATATTCTAGGTGTTCTAGTTGTGTTTGCAAGCGTCATAGCATTGCTACGAGTAGACAAATCTAATTCACCAATCCACCATGCTTGGTCAATCGTAATTGTTGCGCTGGTGTTAAGACCAGTATTTTCAATAATGGCTTTATCTTGCGCTAGTGGAAAATTATTAACACTAACCGCACCGCCAGAAGATAATGCCCATCCCGCAACTGCCCAATTGCCGCCAGCAGCAAGATTCCAATACACATCTTTCGCTGCGGTCAAAGTAATGTTGTTGTTGTTTAAGCCGTTGCCAAGACGAGTGCCTGTCCAAGGAGTTGCTACCGTTCCAGCAGCACCAATATCTCTGAAGTCAACATCAGCTAAAGCAGCAAGCGAACCATTAAGCGTAATAGTGCGCTGCGTCCCAATAACACTTGATTGAACTTGTATCCTACGAATAGCTGTATTAGCTGCGCCTAAAGTCAAAGCACCGGATACAATTTGATTTGCGCCTAAAGCAACAACTTTAATTCCAGTAGTACCCATGCTAGTTTGGGTTAAGTTATTAAATGTATTTGCACCAGTAATGGTTGTTGTTCCAGCTGCGGCAGATGTAAATGATACGTTGTAGAAAGTTAGCCCTTGACCAGCAAATGTTGGGGATGCGTTAGAGCAAACATAGGTTGATGTTCCAGTATTTAATGTTAATCCGGTAGTGGTAATATTTATTGCATTACTAGACCCAGCTGTAAATGTAGAACCATTTAAATTTACTGCTCTTGTTTCTGTTCCTATTGAATCTAGTCTTGCACTAGTAACAGAATAATTTAAGCCAGTATCAAATGTGCCGTTTAAAACTCGTATAACTCCGCTACTAGAATTTATAGCTAAAGCACTACCTAAAGTCCACACGCCACCAACACCGTCAAATGTTAAATTTGTCGAACCAAGATTGACGCCATTAGTTGTGACTGTTTTACCTGTGGTGGTTGCCCTAAAAGTTACAAGCGCACCAGAAACTGGAGTCCAAGTAAGCCCAGTTGCTGGCAAAGTCATCGAGCCATATGGGTCTAATCTTGCTGTGGAAGGCAAAGAAAATGTGACATTCCCTGTAAGTGGGCCAGCAGCAGTTAAGTCGTTACAGACTGCGTTAGTGCCTATAGTTACCGTATAAAGTGTTGCGTTAGACAACGAATCAAAAATTACGTTATCAGCAGATGTAGGTGCAGAAGCACCGCCAGCACCACCAGAAGTGGTAGCCCAGTTTGTAGTTGTGGTCGCATCCCAAGTACCCGCACCGCCTACCCAATAGCGATCAGCCATTATTCCTCCGCCTGTGGGTTAACAATCTCGTACCAAACATTAAAACGAGCAACCTCAATCGTGTTAATTTCTTCCGCAGAAAGAGAGTTGATGTATTCAGATGATCCCACAATAGCGTCTTTGAACACATAGCCGTCATAAGATGCGACAAAATCAATCGACATCAAACCATCAGGTTTGGTGATTGGTAGTTCGCTAACAATATTTGGGGTTATCATTCTAAAAACCTTAATTTAACAGTCTGTTGCGCCAGCAAAATCTGGCAAGGTTTTGAGATGCTCATATGCTTGAGCAAATGGGTTTTTTTCACCAAGCGTATATGCACAGGACAAAACACTTTCTTCAAAAAACGGTTTGTCTTTTTCTGCATAACTACGAACATGAAAACTCATTGCTGTTTTGCTTTCAAGGCTTAGACCTTCGACACGGTGGTAAGCGTTAATCGCTTGAAAACCATAAACTGTTGAAACTGTTTTTGCAAGTGCCATAATTTTTTCCTTATGCGCTAATTGCGCCAAAAGTTTTCCATGTGCCAGGTGTCCCTGCGGTAGTGCAAACCCATCCAATAAAACCACCCGCTGTAGGCGTTAAATCATAAAGAATATCGCCCTGCAAATAAGTGCCTGTTGTAGGAATGGCACTAGCAAGACCACGCAGTTTCATTTGCGCAAAAGAACCAAAGTAATGCGTTCCAATTCCTAAAGCACCATTGGTTGTGTTTAAATCTCTTGCGTAGCCATTAGCAATAGTGGCAGTTCTATCATAAAAATTTACAAACCCTGGCGTTCCAAGATTCCCCCATTTCCACCCAATTCTTCCAACTGTTTTGTCTTGTGTCCAATTAGTAATATTTGCTGACGTATCTGGAAGGGTTATAAAATTTCCAGAACTGCGAGATGCGGCTTGATAGCCCAGACTAATATTTTCTGGTTCAAACTCTCCTGGCATAACAGTAGATTGTAAAGATGACGTTAAATAAGCGCCACCTATAGCGTCAATTGAGCCTCCAAGAGTTAGTGTTGGTCTAACAAAAAAAGATGGCGAATATCCACCCTCAGAGTAGCATCCAATAAATACATTTCTTGCGTTTGCACTATCAGTTTTATATTGAGCTGAAGAAAAATAAGTTCCTTCAGGTTGACTAGCAACCCACAAAAGATGTGTTGGGCCAACACCCCCCGCCCCGCTTAAAGTCCACACGGCTTCATCTGTGCCAGGAGTGGTTGCAACTAAACTAGCTGCTGTTGCATTGTTAGCTCCGTAGTACCTATTGCCACCAAAAGAGACTAAAGATGTTTTGCCTAGCGTTGTATTGTATCCAGCATTTGCAGCGCCATTAGCGGCGGCGTGATGAGCTATGTGCGTATTTCCCAAAAAAGAACTATCGTACAAACCACCTAGACCGTTAGAAGCTACGTTGACTGCATTTGCTACCCCTGCATTAACGTCTGCTCCATCAATAAATGCACCCCAGCCGCCATTGCGTAGTAAAGTCAAAGTATCCAACACAAATAAGTTTGCATTGCCTTCTGTGCTTGGTGCTGATCCAGAGGTCGCTACTATATGAACACCATTGCCAGTAAAACTCGCAATAGTAAGTTGTCTTAATGCAGCTCTAGCTCTTAACCAAATTCCATGTCCTCCAGTACTATCTGCTGTTCCAAACTGCCCACGAATTTGTAATCTTTCAATAGTTGAAGCATCGCCAGCAGTTGTTGGGGGGCTTTCAACCCCATTTCCTATAGTGTTATAACGCTGAACAATAATTCCTGTTACCCCAGGCGGAAAAAGAAGTGTTGCCATTGAGGTAGATTGCATCCCTGAATGGTCTCCATAAAGTCTTACAGACTTTTTTAATTGAATTGTCTGGGAACAATAGTAAGTGCCTGGCGGGAAATAGATGGCAGGGCCAGACACATAAAAACCAGTACCGAGGGTAAAAGAGTTAATCGCAGCCATGATTGCTGCGTAATCATCCGTCACTCCATCGCCTACCGCACCAAAGTCTTTAACCGAAACTGTTTGTTCTAATTTATCTGATACAGTGTACCCACTGGTAACGGCTCCGATAAACGGTGGGTCATACTCTACATTAGTTGCATTGGTTGCAATGCCTGTACCGTTAATGCCTGTAATATTGTCCCAAGAAGCAATTAATACATCTGTTGATGTATATAAAACAAATTTATAGTTTATCCCTGAAGTTAACCAAATTTCACCAGTTGCAACCCTTCCAGCAGCGTTAAGGATAATTGGATTGCTATGCGCAGTTGCGCCCGAAGCGATTGTGTATGTGGTTTGAGGCGTAGTTGTGCCAGCAGCGTAAGAATAAAGTTTTCCACCCGTTAATACGTTTCCGCTGTCATCTAAAAATTGTTGTCCTGCGCCAGCTAAGGGCGATAAGTTAACGGTCATATCAAGTCCTTAAGCCAAAAATTTCAATCGGTAGAGAGTTGTCAAATACAACTCAATGATATTATCCACCAATTGCTGCATTGTGGAATCATCTTTGTCGCAAATTTTATAACGATTAGTTTCAATATCTTCCAACTGACCTTCTAAAAACTCAACTACATTTGTAGTCTTTTTAGCAGAACTCAGAGAGATTGGACCCATCAAGCCACTTCTGCCCTGATAGGCTTCAGCAAAGTCATCTGCACGGTCAATGATATTCTCATAAAACTTTTGCAAGGCTTTGTGCTTAGAATAACTGCGAGTATTCAAATGTACGGAATGGGTCACATCCCGTGCAAGAAACAGCATACCTACAAAATCACAGGCTTTCATTGTTGTGGCTCCATCATTTCAGGGGGCGGCATCATTTGGTCAGGAGGGGGCATCTCAGGGGGAGGCATCTGGAACTCTTGACGCTGTGGAGCACCACCAATTAGATCACCAGTATCCAAGGCAGCAGCAATGGTGCCGCTCACAATGTCTTGAATCTGCTCAAAGGTCATGCCAGCTTGCACGGCAGAGATACGCTTAGTCTCGGCATCAAACGCCTTGATCTGAGCCTCATAATCCGCACGTTGCTGCTCTTGAACCTCAACAGACTTAGACACATTCTGAAGCATACTCATCATCTGCTGCATCTCTTGGTTCATTGCATCCATTTGCATCTTAGCCGCCTGCATCTCAGGCGAGTCATCCCCACCTTCCATGATCTTAGGATCAATGGTCTTGGCAAAGCGCTTAGACATCTCCTGCGCACCAGGCCAATCCATGTTCTTAATGAACAAGTCGCCTGCAACCGCCCACAACTGTGGGTTACCTTGCAAGAGTTGCGCCATCGCTTCCAGAGCTTCCTGACGCTTAGTCATGTAGCTTGGACCGGTGGTCACGCACACATCGTACTTGCCCACACCGAGGTTATAGATCTTCTCAAGCACAATACCTTGTTGATCCACGATTTTATTGACCGGCATCGGCTGGTTAGGGTTGACCTTAACAATGTCTGTCTCGCCATCAATGCCAATAATACGAGCAATACGCTCGGTATCATAAATCTTAGGCACCAAATCCACGATTTGACGGGTAATGTAGCGCACAGCACGGGCTAAGTTATCCACATAGTGGTATGTGCCGACATCCGCCTGACGCTCTCGTGCCAAAATAGCCTTACCAGAACGCTCGTTAGAGGTCTGACCGAGGCTAGAGTCATATTGCCCTGTGGTGCCCTTAATATCGTCGCTAGCGCCCATTTTGGCTTGAATTAAGCCTGTTTGGGGCAGCGGTGGGGGCGCACGTTGTGGCAGGGGCAGTACACCACCCGCACCGTCGGTCACATCGGGGTTGACTTCCAAATACGGCCAGTTGGTGGTATTCGCCGTCTTCCATTGCTGCTCGTAGCCTTCAAACTGACCACCATAGCCAATAAACGGGGCTTTGGGCGCCAAGGCTAACATCTCAGCCTCTTGGCTAGTCCAGTAGTTATACATGCGCTGCGCATCTTTAGCGTTACGCACGATACCAGAGACATAAATGCGACCATCAACTTCAAATTCGTTACCGACCACTCTGACCACGGGAATAGAGGCACCCGCCCAATCTTGGGACTCAAGCACCTCAAAACCATTAATCTTGCACCATTTGACCTTTTTAATGTCAACTGTTCTGGTGCGAATTGGCTTCATGCCACGCATGACCATCTCTTGATCTTCAACCGAGCCTTTCATGGCGCTTACGTTACCGTAGTACAGGTTGAGTGTCGCCTTCTCATGCTCAATATAGAAATACTCAGCAATTCTGACTGTATTCTCGCTTACCCACTGCGAGATAGAAGCATCGCCCACACCTTGCTGCATCATGGACGATATAGGCTGCGCATCAGGGAACTGACGCTCGTACTCTTCTTTGGTCAGGTCTTCAGTAATGAAACACCACTGCGCATCCGACCCACAAGGGTCTTGGATGGTGGGATCCATATAGACTGAGAACGAATTACGAATGCGACCAATCTTAATGTCTTGGTTAAAGGTATTGTCGTCGCAATACTCAGTCAGCAGACGGATATAACCCTCGCCATACGACACCTGATTCTCACACGCCGTGTCATACGCCACATCCGCATCAGAGATGTACTCAATGTGGCGAACCAACCCGTCAAAGATCTCAGCTACTTCAACGTCAGCTTTGTCGTCCACAGGAATTACCTTCCCACTTGGTCGATTTTGGCGTTGATCGTTGGTAACTTGTCTGACGTGCTGGGGGAGTTTGTTGATGGTAAGACAGGGGCGGGCGTTGATGGTTTGACCCTGGACGGAGCCTCTGGTTTGAAGCACGTCGGCTGGCCATTGCCAGCTGTTGTCAGGACTTCCAGCGTAGAATCGCAAGTCATCTAACTCATCCTCTCGGCTCTCAGAATACGCCGATACGGCCATTGTAAAGCGGCTTTTGGCAACCGAGATGATGTCTTTTTCTTTCATACTGTCCCCAGAACGTCCTTGTCCTTCATAATGAGCATACCGTCAAAGGTTTGGTCAATAGTGCCACTATACATGATGTGATCCCCCACCGATACCATTAGTGGGCGGTTTGAGCCTTTCTTGCCTGGACCGACAGCGACCACAACACCCGTGCGCATCTCTTCTTCAGGCATGATAATTAGCCCAGACTGAACGAAGGGGTCTGGTTTGACTACAATATTGTCATTTATTGGTTTTAGCATTTCTTTTCACAGAGTAAGCGATTGCAACGGCTTGTTTGACGGGCTTTCCGGCTTTGACTTCAGCCTTCACATTCTTACGGAAGGCTTCTTTAGTGGGTGATTTAACTAAAGGCATATTACTTCTTCTTTGCCGTCTTAGCAGACTGTTTAAAATCTTTAGCAGTCGGGGCGTTCTTGCTCCCCACTTTGTTCATGCGCTCGCCAGAGCCTTCTTTGATGCGCTCACGTTTGGCATGAATTGCAGCGTATAAACCAGGCTTACTCATTTGTAATCTCCAACAGCAAGTTTAAGTTGGTCATCACCAAGAAAATTAGCAACATCTCGGCACAAATCGTAAAAATCTTCAAAATCAAAATCAGATTTCATTCGATTAATTGCTTGACAAACAAGAATTGTATTTTCAACAGTATAGCCTTCAAAGCTATTAATACGCTCAATAGATACTGTATTGAGTTTTCCTGCAACTAATGTCATTTCACGCCCACTATATGCGCAAATGCTTTTTTGATCTGTCCAGCAATTTACAATGTCTTTTACTGTAAGCGCAAACACTTGCTGGCGTTTAACTGCGCTTTTCTTTGCGTTTTGCAAAAAGACTTTTGCACGACCTTCAATTGTAGAGTTTTGTTTTGTGCGGGAACGAATGTTACCTTTAGTGCAACATTCTTTGCACCAACTATGATAACCATCATTTGTTTGATTGTGCTTAAAAAACAAAATATATGGTTTTTCTGTTTTGCAACAGAAACAAGTTTTCATAATTAACACTTCCATCGTTTTAAAGAAGCCTTAGCACGTTCGCCATCTTTAGCGTTGGCGGCAACCGCGCCCATCCTGGCACAAAAGGACGCCTTGCGTCCCGCATCAGCCTTGGTCTTTGGATTCGGTGCTGGTGCTTTTAAATTTGATCCAGTCTCACGATTATACTTCTCACGCCCTTTGGCGGTCAGCCCAGCCCCCTGCTTTGCGGGTAACTTCTCGCCTCGACCGACAGATAATGACACAGATTTCTTAGCCATTACGATCCCATCCATGAGGTGGCCATGCCACTTTGAGAATAACTTCTTACTCTAACCTTTGTATTCGTCTCTCTATGCGCCACAGGAAATGCAAAGGTCACACAGATCGCATCTGCTGCATCTGGTGAGGCTAGACCGCGAGCACGCATATCCTTTTTAGACTCCAAAAAGATCGTACCTTTAGAATCCGGCTTCATTATAGGCGATATTAAATCAGTTTTTAGTATCCTGTCACTAGGAATCGACGCAGTTTTCAACCAATTACGCATTTCTCCCCACATTTCAGCCCGTTTGTTGCCATACATCATCGGGTTTTTGCTCTTACTACCAAAATTCACACCCCGAATCTTGTAGCGCTGCTCCTTGAGCCGATCAACCACCCCGCCGCCCACGCCACCTTCGTCTACCACCACCATCGCAGGGGCATACTCCTCAATACACTCAATGACATGCCCGACCACGGTCATCGTGTCATCGCCCTTGTAGCGCTTAATACCAATAATGTCACGCCCTTGACGGATGGCGATGACGGTCGAGTCCGAACCAAAGCGCGCTGGGTCTACACCAATAATAATGGGGGCGGAGTTGTCCTTATACTTCTCACGCTTCATCGCCTCGTCCACTATAAGGCTAGAGATAAACTGATCATCCCCCGCTGAAGGAAAGGAGCCATAGACTTCGACTGCCGCTTGGGACGAATCCGCACCATATTCCTCAATGATCTGCTCATAAACTTGTTTGTCAGTCCCCTCGACCGTGCGCGCATCCACAATCTTGGTCGTCCAAAAGTCACGCTTGGCGTTAAAGCACTCATAGAAGTAACCAGTATTGCGACGTGGGTTAGAAAACGCCAACCAAAAGCGATTCGGGGTGTTCTCGGTAAAGAAGCCCGAGGTCACCGCCCAGATCGAGTCATCAATACCAGATGCCTCATCAAAGATCACCATCACACCGTCATAGTTGTGGACTCCGGCATATGAGTCAGGGTTCTCCGCTGACCACAAGCGCCCTTCCACCGACCAGTAGCGTGTGCCTTTTTTTAAGTCACGCTCAACCAGTTCGGTAATCCATTTAGCCGGCATGAGGCGTGTGGCGCTCACCTCGAACCAGTGGGAGTTAAGACTCATGGCAAGCCACTTAGTAATCTCTGCCCAAGTCACTGAGCGAAGCTGAGACTCAGAGTTTGCCGAGATGATGGTGGTAGATCCAATCCGAGTAGAGAGCATCCAGATAGTGAGCCATGAGACCAAGGCAGACTTACCAATACCACGACCAGAGGAGGTTGCCATCCTAAGCGTATCAAAGTCTACCTTGCCGTTGTTTTGCTTGATGTGTGCAGCCAAGTCTTGTAGCACCTCCCGCTGCCACTTGCGTGGACCAGTAAAGTTAGCCAAGGGCGTACCCTGCACACCCCATGGGAAATTATATAAGACAAAGGCTAACGGATCATCCTTGATTGCGGGTGACCAGAGACGGCTCATTAGAGTCATCTCTTCTTGGGCTGTATATTGCGTCGTCTGCATCTATTGTGAGCCTCTGTTGAGCCTGCTCTAAAGCAGTGATGATACTGATCTGTTGCGTCACATCGACCTGGACTTGCTGCTTGGCGACCCAATCGTGTTTGTGCTTTAGGAACTCTAGCGCCATCTTGGCGTCGCCAGCAAGGGCTGCGTTACGCATGATTGTAGACATCTCAACCTCGGAGTCTGCGCGTCCCTTCTGTTCTGCAAGTTCCACCACTGGGTCAAGCTGCGTGAGTTGTCGGTACTCGACAGGCAACATCCCTGCTGCGAACGCCAACGCGTCGCCGCGCAATCCTGCACGGGCAGCGTCGTAAATGCTGCGTAGCCGTGACTCGGTAGCTTTAACTTGACGAGGCGCGAATGGGAGCGATTCAAACATGAGCAAATTATATATGCAAATTTCTTTACGGGGGGTAATAAAAAATAAAAAAATTTCAAAGTTTTTGTGACCAGTGCGCACACACACACCCGCAGCGCAGGGCCCTACCCCCCCTCCCTCCTAAAGAATGCTTTATGCTGCACTGCCGCAAGACTGGGCTAAGAAATCCTTAAAGCTAAGGAAAACTTAGGACTAAGTAATGTTTAGCCACCTGGTTAAGGAATGTTTAGTTAAGTATTGCTTAGCATCCTGGTTAAGGAATACTTAATCTAGGTTAAGGAATGTTTAGGGCTAAGGAATCCTTGTAAGTCATGTAGTCATTGTAGTCATGTTTTAAAAGTCTTTACACGCTCAGAATTCTTCCTAAACTAAACTTAGTTTTTACGCCAGTTCGTATGCGTCCTAAGATATCCTTGTAAGTCATGTAAGTCATGTAGTCATTGTTTTAAAATTGGGTTTGAAACGGCGTGTGTCCGTATTACCTCAATATGCTGTATATCTATACAGTACTTTTAATAATAATGATTATTGATATAACTATAACTATTTTGACTTACATCTCTTAAGAGCCGCGTATTTATTGGTTGCGCGGTAAGTCATCGTATGACTTACAAAATGACTACATGACTAACAAATCACTGCGAGGATTTGCGAGGATTGTGTAAAAGAATCCTGTACAATAACTACATAAATTCAGTTTTGTAGTTCACCAGGTAACACAATCTTTTACACTAGGATACAAAATGACTCATAAACTATTCTCAAACTATGACGGCGAATTACCAAACCTCGCGGGCTTTGTCGATGACTCTTGGCAACATGACGCTTGCCCATCGATGATCGATGATGAGCGCAACCTTAAGTTGTGGGTTGATTATGTAGATCCCGATCGCCGTGAAGTTGGCGGCGCGCGCTACACACTCTGTATTGCTGATGGTAGTGCAGAGTTACTTGCAACAGAATTTCTAGCAGACATCAAGGAGTATTTGAAATGATTCACGACATTACAGCAGTTATTCTTTTTGGCGCGGCTATCGTTGCTGCATGTTTTCTTTAATCGGGGATACAAATGAAAAACAGATTCAAAGTCTTATCAATAGATGCTTGGGGTAATCAAGAGGATGGTTACGAATGGAACAATTGGTCTTTAATCGGGTATGTTGAAACTGACATCAATGCGGGTCAATCAACGCTTGTTGATGATTTGATTGACGCAAACATTCTCTCGCCTCTGTCGCGTGGAATTGCTAACGAATGCCACCTTGATGATGATCAACACAATTTAGTATTTTGCGACCCTAAAACCTTTGAACCTTTGTATGCCATTGAGTATGGCAACACTATCTAACCGACTGGCGTAAAAACCAAAATATCCTTAGGAGATTACAAAATGATTCAGACACTCAGACTCTCAGACTTTACCAACGCTTTTCGCAACTCAAATAGAGACGGGCAATTTTCATTTGAGGCGCTCGAATTGATCTTTGACTATATCGAGGATTATGAGCGCGACACCGGCGAACAAGTCGAGTTCGATATGATCGCGCTTTGCTGCGAATGGGCGGAGGAGGATGCTGCAACCCTCGCGCAGTATTACGACTTTGACAGCGCAGAGCTTGATGACGTTGCCGAGGCTATGCGCGACGCGACGCAAGTCGCGGGTGTAACGTCTAAGGGTACCGTTGTTTACGTTCAATTCTAAGGGGCTACAAAATGAAAATGGATACATACGAATATACAGTCGCGGAACACTGGTTAAGCGCCATTATTAACGGCGACTATAGCGGTTTGACCGATAGCGAAGAAATACATCTAAACGAGTGGTTAGGCGCAAATCAGGAAAGCGGCGCTCACTGGGATACTGACGGGTACATAAGTTTTAATAAAGACGAAATAAGCGGTTTGATGTCTGATTGCGTTCAATTAATCCAACATGTTGTTTATAGGGGTTAACAAATGATACTAACAACGGACGTGACTGGCGCGCCAGTCTACGCTTATGTCATCAATGATATGGAAATAACGGACGCTTACACGTCCGAATGCGGGCGGTTTGATGTTGATCCTAGTTACTACGGCTTAACAATAGCGCAAGCTGACCAACTGAGAGAGGTTAACAAATGAACACTTATAGAGTTTATGGTGAGTACATTCAGAAGGTATATATAGACATTGTCGCGCCGGATGACGAAACAGCGCAGGATATAGCGGCCTGCGATACCCCAAACGATCAATGGACGTTGATTGATACACCTAACCTAGTTTTTGATATCAACGAAATTGAATTTATTGGAGTAGATCAAAATGACGCTTAAATATACGAACGGACAACCAGTCGAGCGCGGTGACATAGTACATCTCAACAACACGCCGTACACAGTCCATGATTTTGACAAGAAAAGCGGGTATGTTTACGTCAAAGCAATGGACGAAAAAGCGTACTTTAAGCCCATTTTTCCTAGCCAGATAGGTACTTACTGGGATAACGTGCACCCTATATTCGCGGAGGCTTTAAAATGCTTCCCTTGATTACAGGCGCGATAGTGGTACTCATAATAATAATTTTTGATGTATAGAAAAAGCCCCCTAACGGGGGCTTAATTTATTTCACGATCTGTAGTGGCGGCGAAGTCGCGGGCAGCTCTTCCACCATACGCCGCAGCTCTGATTTGGGGTACTTGGCAACCATTTCGGGCGCGGCATATAGGTGCTTTTTGGTCGTGTATTCGCGACACATAACTAACCCCAAATCAACCCAACGCGCCTCTGCTAGCGCGTGTATGAGCGCGGGCATGGGTACTCGCGCGCCCGTGTTAGACATGCGGGCGCAGAGTGCCTGGAAGGGGCTAGAAATTACACCACGGCTAAATTCTCCCTTGCGCTCAATCAAGTCGTGATAGATACTTGATTCCGCGCCGCTCATACCCTGTTCAATCATGGCTCTTTTGAATTCGGTTTCAAAGGGGATTGCCTTGGGATTAAACTTGCTTACGTCTCGCGCATACAGCCATGCCGCAACAGCAGATAACCCGCCCTTGTTATACCAAGCCCATAGGCGGGCGCTTTCCTCCTCGGTCATTTTGGGCGCGTCCGACCATATGCAGAACCAACGGCCATCATCAGAATCTAGCGTAATGGACAGCTTATCGTTACTGAACGCGACAACAAACAATCGATTGATCATCTCATAGGGCTTTAAGCCCTTACGGTTGATTGAAATCATGTCTGGCGGCGCGGCGATGATAGGCTTAAGCGCATTCGCTAGCGCGCGGCGCTCTCGTGCGTCAGGTTCTTTTAATTCGTTAAGCACCAGCACCTCGGTTTCTAACTGGTAGTGAAATTGTTGTTGCAGTTGAACGGCGGCCATTAATTTGACATTGTCCTGACTATCGCCCTTGATGCCCCAAAAGAACGGAGCCCAAAAGCTGTCCTTACCTGAGCGACTGCGCCCAGCGTGTAGGATTGCATGGTTTACCTTACCCTTGGGATTTTGCAGCTTATAGGCCATAGCGTCCAATACATGATTGCGTTCGGCATCATTAGGAATTAGGCGTTCGCCGTGTATCAGCCACGGGTTAACGTCTCCAGGCACAACGGGCGGGCGTAGATTGCGCCATTTGTTGGCGTAGACTAGCCCGCCGCGCGACACTAGCACGTCATCGCCCGCTGCAAAAGTAATGCCAGTCAAAGCAGGTGCGCCGTATTTCTGTCTAAGCTCATCAAACGATACGGACGCCTCAACGCGGCGCTTGGTGTTGTGTGCGCTCTTGCAGTCTATATGACGGAACAGCGCGTTAAATGATTGGCGCGAAATCTGGGTACGCTCGTGCATATCAAAGTAAGCGTCATCAGCTTGAAGGTATGCAAAGCGGTCAAACCAACCCGCCTTCTCAACTCGTCCAACCTCTTTGCGCTCGACCTCGGCAATGATCTCAGCACCCCTATCTGGAAAAGCCTCGGTAGGTGTCAACTTGGATAGCGCAGCGTTCATACTGGAGGCCAACAACTCCTCTCTGAGTCCAGGCGAGTGACGAGGGCCGCCCTGCTCTTCTACCCACGCTAAAAATGACGCGCTATCAAAGTCAATGCAATGCGAGTGCAGACAGCAAAACGCGCGCGTTAAGGGTAGATAACGCCCCTCTGGATTGCCATCGGTATGCTGTTCAAAATTAGGGCAGACAACGCCCATCCAACCTTGGTTATTCGGCTTAGATATGATCAGACTATTGACCGACAACCAACGCACGACATCATCATTACCATCGTCCATCAATCGGACTGCGCGAAGAGTTGCGGTGTCAGCGGCCTCTGGCGTGACATTGAACGCCGTGCAGATTTCTTCTAATGTGTATTCGATCTTAGGGTCAAATTCAACCAACTTGGCGGCAAAATTATCGCGCCCAGGCTTTAAGTTGATCGAACCAGGCAGACGGAAATTACGCACCGCATTGGTCGCTCCAGGATCCGTGTAACCCGCCGCTGCTATAGCTTTGATGGCCGCTGTAAACTCGCCCGTAGTGGGCTGCTCTGAGAACGTGTAGCCCCATTGAAACGATCCGGCTGATGTTTCCATCTTCCAAGTTGGCTGTAATGGGGGAATGTTCGGCGCTTTGTCTGGATCACCCACATCGTCCAAGACCATCACCATAACGTACTCAGCGTTACTGACTGACGCGCTTGGATAGCCTTCAGTAAAGCGATCAATAATAAAGGATGCTGTATTGCCATAGATCGCCCAATCGGGCTTGACTTTTTGAGTGGGCAGATAAGCAGGCCATACCGCCTTGATCGCGCCGTTGGCGTGGAATTGCATCGCGCCGTCTTTAAATTGTGGCTTTTGACGCACAATTAGCGATGTTTCACCCTGCATAGCAAGGCCAGATAGATATGAAATAAAATTTTGTTGTACACTTGACAAAGTAATTCTCCTTAGTTGTCTTGAGCCCACCCGCACAGGTGGGCTTCTTTTTTACTTACCATACCTCTGCATAATGGCGGCCTCGACCCCTAACGGCAGATCAGCGCACCAAGCAGGCGGCGTACACATTACCAGTTCAATACGCGCTTTAACTTCTTCAGCTTCTGACGCGTCGCACTCCACAACGATTTCATCGTGGACATGCAATACGACATCGTCAAGTTTAGCCAGAGCTGCGCGTAAGACATCATTCGCCGCGGCTTGAGTAATATTCTCGCAAGCCAAGCCTTTCCAGAGTCTAGCGCGTGGCCACTCTTTGGCGTCTGCTGCGGGTTTCCAAGCGGCTTTGGCATATGTCACACCTTCTTCTTCCAATCGTGCGAACGGGTAGCATAGCACCCGACCTGAGGGGAGCGCATACCAGAGATGCGATCCGTCAAATAAGTATGTTACTCGACCCGCAGTAAACTCGTAGTTTTTATTTCTCATGGCGCGTGTGTACGCTGATTCAAGATCAGACCAGTACGAAACCGCCCACGGATTAGCGCGTCGCCATGCGTCCACCATGCGTCTGGCATCCGACTCTGGTAGATGTATACCATACGCCCGACCCATTGCAGCGAAGGCGCCAATGCCACCGGCAAAGCCACAGGCCAACTCTTGCACCTTACCGATCTGGCGTTGTTCCTTGTCTACATCTTGAACACGCACGGCGAACGTTGCAGCGGCGTTAAATTTGTACACGTCCTCGCCCTTGGCAAATAAATCTAACTTAGCCATACCGGATGCGCAGTTGGAGAGCCACGGGTTCATCCGCGCTTCAATGCTTGACCAGTCGGCAGCGATCAACACACGTCCAGGTGCAGCCATCAGGGCTGGCCTTAGCATCCCTTTTAAAACGTCTGTGACCCGCTTGCCGAACTTGGGGACGATGGAATGTCCCCGAACCATTGCAGTGCGTACCTCCTCGGGGCTATCCGCACACTTTCGAGTGAAGTTGTGGACTTGTGCCCCGAAAGAAGACGCGCGGCCTGTGGCGCTACCCCCTGCGAACACAAACGCGCCTCTGACTCTAGCATCTTCAGCATCTGCCAAGTCTTTAAGGCGGCTGAACTTCGCAACCGACGACGCCCAAAGGTCATCGGCGCACTGTATGACTTCGGCGACGTCGGGCGCAAGGTCTTCGCAGGCGAGTAGGTTTGCCCTAACAGTTTTGTCGATTGAGTATTTACCATCTTCGACCTCCATAAGTTTTAATTGCTCTGGCGTAACACGTTCCATGACCCACTCACGCATCTTGGGTGAGCGCACGGACTTAATCGCGCCTTCAGTGACTTCAACAACGATTTGTTGTATCTCGTCTAATTCGACAGCCGCGTATTTGATTGCTGCATCGCACAACGGCACATCTACTAGCACACCACGATCGTTGATGCGTTCGTTGACGTGGTAATCGTCGAGTTCATTTTTTGAAAGCTCACGCAGGCCGCTACTGATCGCCCGCATAGCTCTAACATCTTGCTCACAATAGGCCACCATCTCGGACATCAAGTCGAGGGACGTGTTGAATGTACCATCAGCGCGGGGTATGGACAACAGACGGATCAACTGCGACCCTCTATGGTCTTTCTTCATGCTTGCGCCTGCAAAGCGTCCTACGTCCTCTAAACTTCCAGGCGCACAATTGGCGCGCGCTTGTGCTGCGGTGCAATAGAACTGCTCTAACTTAAAATCAATCTGTAATACATACCAAAAAATTAGCCGCTCAAAGGCTGCGTTGTGTGCGTAGATCATACCCTTGTGGTTGCGCACTTGAGCGGGGAACGGTTGACCTGGCGTCCAAGTCTGCACTTCCTCATCGTCGAACGCGTAAGACATACACAGCACTTCTGTTGTACCGTCTTGGGCGTAGTTGTAAACGCCGTGCTTCTTTAAATCGCAACGGCTGCGCGTCTCAAAGTCAACAAATAGCACATTAGACATGGGTTCTGCCTTTTTTAATGTCGTTTATGGTGCAATCCGTAACATTAAATTGTCTAGCCAATTCAGCTTGTAATCCTCGATATGTATTTTTTAACGCAGACTTGATGAAATAAATGTCTTGAGGTTTTAATTTATTTAGCCCATGCGCGGTCTTATCTTTAATGTTTTCTGATCTTGTGCCCCAAGCAAGATTTTCCAAGCGATTATCTGCGGGGTTACCATTTAAATGTCGGCACTCATATTTGTGCGGCTTTTCACCTACAAAAGCAATTAGTACAAGTTCGTGTACACAACGACTATTCCCGCGACCTAACGCGACAGACAAATGCCCTGCCGGCATACGTCCAGGTTTTAAAATTTTTGGCGTAGCGCTACGGCGATATGAACGAACATTGCCCTTGTCGCTAACATCATATTGACTTTCGTAGCCAGGTATTGGCTTCCACTGCTCATTAAATGTTTTCATAAAGTGTAGGCGGGGCGGCCTAAGCCGCCCCTCCTTACTTAGGTTGCTGCTACACGGCGGCGACGTGCAGGCTGCGATGCTTCAGCGTAGGCTTCTTCTGCCTCTGCTTCTGGTGTCGAGCCGTCCATGCCTACCCACTCAACGATTTCAAAAATCGGTGTGTAGATACGGCCATAGGACTTATGCTGATAGTGTTCCTTTTTCAGTTTAACAACTGGTACAGGCTTACTCTGATCTGCATCAACTTGGTTAGCGATGGCGACTGCCAAGGCTTGTACTGCGCGCTTACCACCAACGGATGTGACGGTGTAACGCGCTTCCATTCCCTCGTCTTCGCCGCTGATGCACTTAAGCGACATACCAACTTGAGTTTCCCATCCACGCTTAGCACCTGGAGGGGCAACGTCTAACTCAGGTAATGGTTCAGCTACGCTGACCATCCTCTCAGCTAAAACTTCACCGTCACCCCAAGCAATAGAGCCGTGGACGAACGAGAAAGGATTGACTGCCCATTTAGCGCCGTCTTCGGCTTCGGTCTGATCTGCACCGAAAACCCAATGGCCTGTTTTGTCCATCTTGATAATGACTGAACCAACAGCGCCGACGTCTTGCTCAAGCGCGCGCAAGGAAGTGGCGAGGGATGTTACTGGGGGGAGGTTTGCAATTGCGAATGTAGACATTTTAGATCACCTTAAGTTTATTAAGAACCTTTGCGAGGTTCAAGATTGCTGGGCGAGGATCATCCTCGTTTGCCAGCGTATTACCCGTAGAAACCGATACAGCCAGTTCCTGCGGGAAATTCTTTTTGCCGATCAACTTCTCAGCTTGAGCGACAGATATTAACTTCTTTTCAAATGCTTTGTCACCTAATAATTCTTCAGCGGCTTTTTCGTCAACCCATTGACGTGTACCGCGCTTGGCAACAAGTTTGTATCCAGGCACCTTGACCTCGTTCTCAAGCATAATGAATGCCATCTCACGCACCGACTTAATAAATTCTTCTATCTTGTCGGCTTGCTGCAAGTAGTGACCGATCTGTGTTGCGTCAATTGTTTGTAAAGATGTCTTAACAAAGCGATCAACTTCACCTGTCATCTGTGGACACACAGGCTTGGCTGCACACCAACGGCAATGATCGCCAGTCTTAAATGCTGCGTCATCTTTCTGTGACTGCTTAACGGCTGCGACCAACTCGCGCTCAAACTGTTTAATGCGCGCGGGCGTGGTTAACCAACGACGCACGACAGGCGGCTGCACAATAATAATTTCTATTTCATCTGCGCCATCAAACACCCATTCTGTGTCTAACGTGCGCATCGCAGCGGCAGCGTAGAACATCCCTTGCTCGTTTTCTTCTGCGCTGACGGCAACGCCATCGCCGAACTTCCAATCTAAAACAACAGCTCTATTACCAATACGACCAAGCAAGTCAGCAGAGCCAAAGACACCAGGCAACAGATCACCGAAACCGACACGAGACTCCACAACGTACTCAAGACTTCCATCAACATTGATCTCGTCGAGCGCGGCGAGTGCGGGTACGATTTTCTCATCGTATAACTCCTGCGTGAGTATGATGTCGTTATACTTCATTCCGACCACATCTGGCTTATCTTCTAGGATTTGTGAGATAGCATCGTGCAGTAGTGTGCCACGGTCTGCGTGAACGCTGGAAGGCTTAGGTGGCATCTTAGCCACTAGCTTGACTGATGCAGGGCAACTGATGACCCGCTTTGCTGTTGAACCGCCGACTATTGAACTGTGTAGCATTAGTGTCTCCTTTAGAACTTTCATTAGATCACATAAAATTAAATGTTGTCAAATAGTTTTTTATGTTATATTTCGTCACATGAAAGAAAAAGAGATCGAGGCTTATTTCGTATGGGCTATAGAGCGAATAGGTGGCAAAAGCTACAAGTTCACATCACCCGCACACAAAGGCGTGTCGGACAGGATAGCGTGTCTGCCAGACGGCAGGACGATATTCGTGGAATTGAAAACCAAGGGTGGGAGGCTTTCACCGTTGCAAAAGTTGTTCGCAGAAGAAATGAAAAGACTTAATCAACAGTACACGACACTATGGAGCAAGGAGCAAATCGATGCATATATTAATAGCCTGTGAGTACAGCGGTACAGTACGCGACGCGTTTATACGGGCAGGGCATGACGCTATGTCTTGCGATCTGTTACCTACTGATGTGCCAGGACCGCACTATCAAGGCGATGTGTTTGACATCATCAACAACGGTTGGGACATGATGATTGCGCATCCGCCCTGCACTTACCTGTCCGTGTCAGGTATGCACTGGACAGCGCGGGGCTTGCGTGACCCACAACTGACCGAAGACGCGTTAGATTTTGTGATGCGCTTGATGGCTGCACCCATCCCACGCATCGCGGTTGAGAACCCGATCAGCGTAATCTCTAGCCGTATCCGTAAGCCAGATCAGATTATCAACCCGTGGCAGTTCGGGCATGACGCAAGCAAGCGCACTTGTTTGTGGTTAAAAAATTTACCTCTGCTCACGCCTACCGACATTGTTGAGCCGCGTATCGTGAACGGTAAGAAGCGTTGGGCAAACCAAACCGATAGCGGGCAGAACCGTTTGCCACCAAGCGAAGACCGTTGGAAAATCCGCAGCGAAACATACACGGGGATCGCGCAAGCGATGGCAACACAATGGAACTAAGACCCTATCAGAATGACGCAGCCAACTTCTTGTACGAGAGTGATCGTGCAATGATCTTGGCACCCGTGGGCGCAGGAAAGACTGCGATTACTTTGACCGCTATGAAGAACGCACTTAACGATAAGATCGTGCGCCGCTTCTTAGTGTTAGCGCCTAAGCGTGTGTGTACAGATGTGTGGCCAGTAGAAGTGTTGAAGTGGGCGCCGAGCTTGTATATGCGTGTGGCTGTTGGCACACCGGCTGAACGCTTGTCTGCGCTCAGATCACACAGCGATGTTGTGGTCACCAACTACGACAACTTGCAATGGCTGTCTGAGCAAGAGCTAAACTTTGACGCCATTGTGTTTGACGAACTGACTCGACTCAAGAACCCATCCGGCGCGCGCTTTAAAGCGCTTAACAAAGTCATTGACAAGATGGGTGTGCGTTGGGGCTTGACCGGATCGTTTACATCTAACGGCTTAGAAGACGTGTTCGGGCAATGCAAGATTGTCGATCAAAAGTTGTTGGGGCGCAGCAAGGGCGCGTTCATGCAGCAATACTTTGTGCTGATGAACCCTGAGTACGGCGAATGGCTACCGCGCCCAGGATCACTCAAGCGCGTGATGGATGTGATCCGCCCTGCCACCTATGTGCTAGAGCCTGGTGAGTACGCAGATAAGCTGCCGCCCTGTCACATGGTCGAGATGCGCTGCGACATGGTGATGACTGAGTACAACACTATGAAAAAAGACTTTGTGGTGCAGTTTGGCGAGAGTCAGATCGCAGCCATCAACGCAGCCGTTGTCACAGGCAAGCTGCAACAGATGGCGTCTGGCTTTGTCTACGACACGACAAGCGTGCCAAGTGACGCACCAGGCAAGTTTGCAGTTACACAAACGCCCATCTGGTTTAGCAAGCATAAGTTTGATGCGTTAGATGATTTACTTCAGGAGAACCAACGTGCCAACACCATCATCGCCTACAACTACAGAGAAGAACTTGCAGAACTCAAGCGCCGATACAAACACGCCGTCACCTTGGACGACGACCGCGCTATCGAGCGCTGGAATAAGGGAGAGGTGGAGTTGCTTCTTGTCCACCCCAAGTCAGCAGGCCACGGTCTTAACTTGCAACACGGCGGTTGCCGGATGGTCTTTCTGTCACTGCCTTGGAGTCTTGAGTTGTTCGAGCAGACTGTCGGACGACTGCACAGAAGTGGACAGCAGCACGATGTCTGGGTCTATGTAATGCTCACCAACAAAACTGTTGATGAGAAAATTTGGGGCGCGTTACATGATAAACGCGCCGTATCTGACATCGCTATGGAGGCGTTGAAATGAACAAAGATCTTATGTTCAGTATGTGGTACGACAGCTTGGAGGGCACCAAGTCACAGGGCTTTGCATACCGAGCTTGGTGCGCGGGGTGGGAGGCTGCAAAGAAACCAATCAAGTGTGAGTGCATTAGTCCGGAGCGTTGTGATTTATATGACCGTTGTATGAAAAAGGAAAAACCATGAAAGACCGCGTAGAAGAAATATTCCAACAAGTTATGAGTGAGGGATGTGAAAACCCCTTGCATCGTTTTGCCGAGCTAGTGCGCCAAGATGAGCGTGAGGCGTGTGCGAAGTTGCTGGAAAACAAATACACAAACGGTGATAACTGTGAATGTTGGCTAGAAAGTATGGCTGAAGAAATCAGAGGGAGAACAGAATGAGAGACTACGAAATCCCAATGGGCAAACTAATAATGGCAGACCCCAATCCAAATTACAACATATCTTTTCATCGTGACGGAAAACAAATTGGGAAGCTGGATTTTAACGGCGATGAAATGGTTTTTACTGGTGATGTTCACGAAAGCGGAAAAGTTTTTTTTGATTGGATTGCTGAGGCTTTTAAAGGCAGACTTGAGCAGGAACGTGCCAATGAAAGAGAGGCTTGTGCGAAGTTGTGTGATGAATTAGATCAAGTTGAGTGTGCAACTGCTGGTCGTGGTGCTACAGCAATAAGAGGGAGAACAGAATGAGCATCGAAGCAATGAAGCAAGCGCTGGAAATAATAAAAAATATGCGCTCTGGTTATGGCGATGATTACCATACAGGTAAAGAATGGACGGCAATAAACGCCCTACGCCAAGCAATTGAGCAAGCAGAAAAGCAAAAGAAACTTTGCAAATATTGCGGGGGTATAGGAAGGGTGGTTTGTGATTGTAGGTGTATGCCTGAGCAAGAGCCTGTGGCGTGGAGTGGCGATTGTGTATTGGGACATTGTGGATCACCAGATGGTTGCGACCGTTCTGGTTGCTGTCGGGCTGACCTCGCACCACCTAAGCGTGAGTGGGTCGGGCTGACGGATGAGGAGATACATAAAATCATTGACGATTGCACCCCCGATGAAGCAGAGTTGGAAGAACTAAATGATTTTGCGAAAGCTATATTTGCAGTTGAAGCCAAGCTAAAGGAGCGCAACACATGAGCGGCTACGGAGCGATTTGGAATAGACGAGCATTGCGTGTAGTCAACGGACGCTTGATTGTTGTGTTACCTGTCAGGAGAACATAATGATCCCTCCTCTTACTGACTCAGACCCAGAGTGGTGTACTGACATGAACGCAGCACCACATGGACGTAAGCTAATTGCTCTGAACCCAAGTGGCGTGGCGGTATTCGCTGTGCTGTCTGCACGGAACCTAAAAGACTTTACAGCATGGTATCCACTACCAAAATTTAAGGTGAAAACATGAACAGCCCCAAACAACAAGAGATACTCGACCTTCTTGAAGAGCAAGACAACATGACGGCGGCTGAGATTGCGGCAGAGGTCGGGTCAGAAGTAAAGGCCACTTCCAAGCACTTACGATTGCTTGAAGACATGGGGCAGATTTATGTATGCGAGTGGCGCAAAGGTAAGCATGGCGTTATGACCAAAGTATACAAGGCAGGGTGTGGGGAATCTGTAGTACTTGTTAACAAAAGACAAGACGCAGCGCGAAGGGCGCTCACCAAGCGCAAGGAGTATGACCCCACCGCCCCCATCATGCCTAACAACGGCTGGCGCTCAACGATACATTCTAAAGACTACTCGTTCCAGCATGGTGATCACATTAAGTTTATGGAACGATTTAAGCCACAACCAGATGTTGCATCCGCATGGTTGTTTACGGAGATAGCATGAAACGGATAGAGCTTTGGAAGGCTAAACTAAAGGCTGCAAGAGCAGAACTTGAGATACACGGACGTCATGCGAGAGCTGTCGTGCGCGCGCTTAGAAACACCAGTAAAACCATACATGACTTGGAGCAGAAGATTGAAAACCACTTGGCGAAATCTAAATAGCCGCCTGAGCAGCCTGTCGGAAGACGAGGTGTTCGCGCTGCTAGACGAAGAACTTAACGGACCACGCAGGGCGTCTATGCTCCTGCGTCTGCATCAGCGGGGCAACACCCTGCGCGTGATGCGCGAACGGATTGAAATACTAAAGGAGGCAAGAACGCCATGAGTGAGGAGAAAACAATTGAAGATTACTTAAGCAAACAAGGAGGTATGCCACTAAAAACAGTTCAACAGATAGCCGAAGACCTTGTTAACCACCCGCCACACTACACGGCACACCCGTCTGGCGTGGAGTGTATCCAGATTACCGAAACTATGAACTTTTGCTTAGGGAATGCCATAAAATATATTTGGCGCGCTGATCTTAAACACGACGCAATCGAAGACTTAAAAAAGGCGGTGTGGTATGTCAACAGAGAAATTGAAAGAAGAACCA